AACTCACGATTTTGTGTATGACAACTTACAATATAACTTCCGCAGGGTTTCATGTGGTGGACATAACTCAAACTTTAATGAAATTTGGTGGTTCTTTCCAACCTCAACATCAACACCTAATAAATACGTTATATGGAACTACGCAGAAAACACTTGGTCTATAGGATCTATGGATAGAGGTTGTTGGATTGACCAAGGTGTATTTGACTTTCCGATTGCGTGTGATGCAGCAGGCTTTGTTTATCAGCATGAAAGTACAACACTAAGTAACTCAACAAACATTGGTTCTGCTGTTCCGTTTGCAACAAGTGGGCCTATTGAAATAGGCAATGGCGATAACTATGTGCAATGTAATCAGATTATTCCAGATGAAGAGGCAAACACCTTACCTGGTGTAACCATTAGTTTCAAAGGTCGATTTACTCCATTAGGCCCTGAACAAGACTTTGGATCATTTACTTTTGAAACAGATGGCTACACAGATGCAAGATTTACAGGCAGACAAGTATCTATGAAAGTTACAGGAACTACTACACAAGATTTTAAAGTTGGTAATATAAGACTTAATTTACGCAACAGAGGGCGTAGGTAATGGCAAGACGAGCCTTGACCAAGCCTGGTGAAAATTATGATGCTTCATACCAAAGCTATCTAGTAACAGAAATAGAGTACCGAGATGGTTTAAGTTTTAAAAAAGGCGAACGCATTGAAGCCAATGGTGGCGATCAAACAGAAGTCGTTTTAGTGAGTGAAAATGGAACTAAGTATAGAATCACAGTCGACAATAGCGGAAACCTCTCTACCACCCAAGTTGCGTAAGGAAGACTGGGAAGTAGAGTTTGATAGGTGTAAGCCACACATTATTAGTGCATTAAAGTATCAAGATAGGTATAATCTAAGTGATATTAAAGAAAAAATCAGACAAGGACTTTTTCACATTTGGTCTGGTAAAGATGCTTTTTATGTATCTAGCTTTGGTGAATTTCCTAGATATAGAGTTTTAAACTTATTTCTATGTGGCGGAGACTACAACGAGCTAGAAGAAATGCTTAAAAGCATAGAGCTATTTGCAAAAGAACATGAGTGCAAGTACCTTACTGGCGGTGGTCGTAAGGGTTGGCTAAGAAAACTACAACATCTTGGCTTTGAACAAGAATATATGGTCAAGAAGGAATTATAATTATGGGTTTAGAAACAATCATACCAGCAGCAGTAGGTTTATATGGCGCATCAAAAGGTGGTGGCGATAAACAAACAGTACAAAATACCATTGATCCAGCAACACAGGCTAGATACGATGATTTATATAATAGAGCCAAGGGCATAGCTGGTCAGCCTTTTGTACCTTATACGGGCGCACAAGTAGCAGGATTTAATCCAGATCAACTACAAAGTTTTGATTCGGCTAGGGGTTCGTTTCAAGATTCTATGTCTTATAACCCAAGAGGGTTACTGTCTAACATGGGTACACAACCCTTAGACATTCAATCGTTTCAAAATCCTTACAACACACAAGTCATTGACCAATCATTAAATGATTTAGATAGAGCAAGACAAATAAGATTACAAAGCGATCAAGACCGAGCTATCGGAGCTGGTGCATTTGGTGGTTCTCGTTCTGCTTTATTAGAAGCTGAAACCAACAAAAACTTTGCTGATGCAGCAGCTAGAACATCAAGCAATCTTAGACAGTCTGGTTATAACAATTCTCTTAACGCAGCCATGCAAGACAGAAGTTTTAGAAGTGGCATACAGTCAGGATTACTAGGCGATCAATACAGAAACCTTGGTTTACTATCTGGTATTGGAACTCAACAACAAGGTCTGCAACAAGCAGGAATGGATGCTGGTTACAACGAGTTCTTACGAGCTTTAAAGTATGGGCCACAACAACTTGGTTTATTATCTGGAGCTGTCTTTGGTATGCCATCAGGCGAAACTCAATCTACATCCAATAAACAAGGTATGTTTGGCAGAATTTCAGACGGAATAGATACCTATAATGCTGTTAAAGGATTTTTTTAATAGGTAAAAAATGGCAATAAATAATAATATCCCAAACTTATTTCAACCTAGAGTTCCAGGTTTTAACAACACTTCAAGTTTGTTCAACATAGATCAAGCTCAAGTTCAACAAGCTATTAATCAAAAGAAAATAGATGATGGTTTGGCAGAACAAGAACAAAGAAGAAGATTGGATGAACAAAAAAAACTGCAAAACTTAGCTGATACTTTCCGCATGATTAATGCAAACAAATCAGGCAATGTAGGTGCTGGTAATGTTATCGCTAACAGAATTGCTCAACGAAAATTATTAACAGAACAAAAACAGAAAGAGGCTGAAGAAAAAGCAAAGATAGAAGCATTTTTAGCAACCCCTCAAGGCGCACCTTATAGAACTATGTATACACTAGCTGGGCCAAAAGGAGTTATTAGTGCGTTTGCAAGTAATAGAGGACGAGCATCAAACGAAAGATTTGGTGTTTATAACAAAGACACAAAACAGTTGATGGGAAGTGTTTTAAAAAGCGACTCTGTAAAAATAAGTGAATTAGAAAATACTCCAGGAGTTGTTGTCGGTCAGTTAAGATCGCCAACAGTACCAACAGGCAAAGATGGCAAGATGGATCTTTATTCTGTTACAGATGGAAATGGTAAAAGAATTAAAACAATTTCAAATCCTACACAAGAAGATATTGCCGAACTAAATAAAGACAATCTTTTTGTAAACAAACTTCCAACCCCAACAGATAGGGGTAAAGGTTTTGATAGTGGAAAACCTATAGAGTATAAAGGTTGGAATGATGACAACGGATTAAAGACAAGGTATTTTGCAACAAACACATTAATTAATACTGGTGAAAGATTGTTGCAACAGTTATCAGAAAAACCAAACTCAGTATTAACTGCTGCTGATCTTGCTCAATATTTTGAAAGAGCAAAAGCAGAGGTTGGTGCTTTGGGTGGTAGACCAGAAAATTACACATCTCATTTAAAAGACAGCCAACAATCAAAAATTAAAGAATTAGCACAAGATGCTGCTGTTTCTGAATCAATGTTATTAGATTTTACATTCCAAATAGCTCAAGCAAGAGGACAAACTGGAAGAGGTTTATCTGATAAAGATTTTGTTATTTTCCAAAAAATTATTTCTGCTGGACTAACAGCAGATCAAAAGGCAGCAGCTTTAACATCTTTTATTGAGGGAATAGCATCAGAGGTTAATGAAGATTTAACATCTAATTATAATTTTTATAGCAAAAGATTAGAAAGAAATGCAGATGATAAAGAGGCTATGACTTTCGTTACAGGAATTGATGATTTAAGGTCAATGCCTTTTAGAACTATTGCAAATCCTTTTGCTCAACCAACAAACGGAACTGTTGATCCACTAGGAATTAGGTAATGATAACCATACAGGAAGTCAGAGCTAAATATCCTGAATACAGCGACTTATCAGACAAGCAACTTGTAGACAGTTTACATGGAAAATATTATTCAGATATTCCAATAAATGATTTTTATAAACAAGTAGGCCTTGGTAAAGACACAGCATCACAACCCAAACCAACCATAGCAGAAAGAGCAAAAGACGCTGGTATGTCTGCTGCCTCTGGTGTTGCTACAGGAGCTAGTTATCTTTTAGGTTTGCCTGGTGACTTAGAAAGATTAACCACATATATATCTGGAGATTATTCTAAAAACACAGGTGGTTTTGATTATGGACAACCTGGTAACGATGAAGATATTGGTAGATCAACAACAGGTCGATACCTGTTTCCAAGTTCTTCTCAAATAAGAAATTTTGCAGAGCAACAGATTCCACAAATAAAACCTGTTACTCAATATCAACCAACAACAAATCTAGGTAGATATACAAAAACTGGTTTGGAGTTTGCGACACCAGGACTTGCAGCTAAAACAAAAACTGCTGCAGCAGCAGGAACTAAACTTGGGCTTGGTGGCGGTCTTTTGTTTCAAGGTACAGAAGATTTAACTGGCAGCACGGGTGCTGCTGCTGGTGTAACTATTCCGTCTATGTTTGCTGCAAGTTTATTTATGCGACCAAACACAGCAGCTAGATTAGCTAAAGATGCACTAGAAGATGTATCACCAGCAGAAATACAAGCTGCAAAAGCATTAGAGGAAACAGGAAGCGAACTTGGTATTAATATGATGCCAGGCGAAGTATTTGATAATAAAAATGTTAGAAATTTAACAAGAGATGTTGTTGCCTCAGAAAGAGGCTCACCCATTGTTTATAGTGCTGCTAAAGAAAGAAGGCCTGAAGTTATAGCTGTCGCATCAAAACAAGCAGATGAGATTGCTCCTGTTCCACAAAGTCAAAGAGAAGTTCTTGAGATGGTTACAGACACAGGAACATCAGCCATAAATACTGCTAAAAAAACAAGAACAAGCGAAGCTCAAAAAGCTGGTTATGGTGTTGCAAACAATGAGTCATTAGAGCCGAATCAAGTTTTAAATCTTATAACTAAAATTGATGAAGCTATTGCAAGTACAAATAATTCAAAAAATAAAGCATCTTTAAATCAAATTAAAAAAGAATTAATTAAAGAGAAAGTTAAAGTTAAAGGGAAAAAGAAAAAACAAATAATTCCAGAAACTAATATCAATAAACTAGATAGCACTTTTAAAATATATAGAGACAATTACAGAAACTCTATGTCAGGTAAAAACACAGATTTATTTATAAACAAAGATTTAGGCAATAAACTATTTTCTCAATCAGATGATGGAATATTAGATGTTTTAAATGCAGAACTAAGAACAAACACAAATTATGCAAAAGCTAATGATACCTTTGCTCAACTATCAGATGAAATTGTTGCAGTCGTACAAAAAAATATTGAGCCTTTAATTAAAGGTGGTGTTACTCTTCCAAAGATCCAACAAATTATTTTTAATCCAGCCAAAGCAAGTGTTAAAGATGTTAATGATACTTTAGTAATATTGAACAAAACAAACCCAGAGGCTACTATACAGTTAGCCAATGTTTATTTTAGAAACGCATTAAATCAATCATTTAAAATGACAAAACAAGGTGATGATTTAACACAAGGATTTAAACTTATTGATACCATTGCTGGAACTGGAGACAAAAGAAAAGTTTTTATGGCAGTTATAGATAATGTAGCTAAAGCCAAAGGCGTAGACGCTAAAGACTTAAAAGTTGGTTTTGAAAAAATGATTAATGTTTTAGAAAGAACTGGCAGACTTGCAAACTTAAATAATCCTGGTTTTGATGGAGCTGGAAAAGCATCAAAATCAGTATTAAAAGACTTAGCAATGATGAAAACTTTTAATCCTATGGTAAGACTTGCAACAAAGTGGGGTGAGTTTAAAGCTGGTAGAGCTTGGGAAGAATTGGCAAATGTTTTCACACAAGATAACTCAGTAGAAGCATTGGTTCAATTAGCAAAAACAAAACCAGATTCCAAAAGAGCAACATTAAGAGTGTTGCAAATTGTAGATGCTTCTCAAGGTATTCAGTCTGAACCCTTGACCGAAAATGACGAAAGACAACTTTATTTAGAAGAGATCAGTCAAAAATAATAAACCATGTCCAGAAAGACGGAAAGAGTTGGTCGTAGTGGCGAATTCTTGACCGCATCAGTTCTAGCCAAAGTCTCCGATACAGTTACAGTCATGCCTCACGCAGCCGAAGCTGATGTCATCTTTGAGTGGAATAACCATTTAATTAAGTGCCAAGTAAAAACAAGAAACAACATTGAGAAAGGTGGAATATCTTGGCGGTTTGATTTACGCAGAGGATCACACACTAAGAATAGAAAATATAAAGAAAACACGTTGGATGTTTTTGCACTACTGTCTGTTCCATACAATACCATTTACTTCTTACCTTTTAATAATTGCAAAAAACAATCAATTTGTATATCAGATGAAATTATGAAAAATCTTAATTCGTTAGATAGTTTGCAGAGAGCCATGAATAGTATTTCATGGATTAATACTGACAGACATATGACAAATGTTGATCTATTTGACGATGATTCATTGGATGTAATAGGCTAGTTATTGGCTTAAAACAGCCATTAGGGTGTTTAGCTCAGTTGGTAGAGCATCTCGTTTACACCAATATAAATACATATCATTGCAAATCACTATACATCATTAATTCAGGGAAACGCTTGCAAAAGTGTCATACTTGATTCATTATCAATACTATAAATACACAAACAACACCTAAGTGTTGTCAAATGTATGACAAATGAAAACTGAAACTGGAACATTTACAGATTTATCTAAAACTCTAGGGAGATGTGTGAGTGTGGCAGACAGTCCTTGTATTGGCATTTGTTCTTGTACGCAATGGGGTGATGATCGTTGCAAGGGATGTGGAAGAACACAAACCGAAATAAGGGATTGGGGAACTTTCTCTAAGACAGAGAAAAAAATAATTAACTTGCGTAATGCGTCAGAGCATTACGACATTAGACATCTTAAACGAGGAGTAATAGATGAAGTACAAAAACGACACGCAAATACAAGCACTTAAAATATACCCAACTGGTTATTACGTTTACTACAGAATTAATGGTAAGCGTAGAAGTATGAAGTTGGGATCTCTGGACTTGCCTATCAAGGTTGCAAGAAACCTAGCACAAAAGAACTTGGGCCTAGTAGCTACTGGTACTGATCCAATGGACAAGAAGAACAAGCTAACACTAGATGAGGCGTTTGCTAACTATGTGCAAAAACTTACCAACAAAGGATCAAATAGTGCAAAGCAATATATCGCCATTTATGAAAAAGATATTAAGAAACAATTTGGTCATAAACATTTAGATGAGATTTCTGACAGCGAGATACAAACACTACATGACAAGGTTACTCAACGTGCGCCAATAGCAGCTAACAAATGCCTGGAAGTATTAAAAGCAACTTATCGTCATGCCAAGATTAAAGACCACCCAATAGACGGAATAGAAAAAAACCCAGAGGCTAAACGTAAACGCTATCTAACCGAAGAAGAATTAGCTGGTGTGGTTAGAATATTAAACTCTAAATCTAAAATACCAGAGCTGACTAACTCAGTTGCATTTGTTTGGTTGTTAATATTAACAGGTGCAAGGTGTGGCGAAATATCATCGGCTCAATGGTCAGACTTGCAAGACAATAAACTTACATTAAAAAACCATAAGACTATGCGATATGGTGATGACAGAGTAATTTATTTATCTAAACAAGCCATGAATATTATTAATGGTTTGCCGAGAACAAGTGGCACGATAGTTGGCATCGGTAGTCCGAGAAAGTTTTGGGATGGAATTAGAAAACAAATCAATGCACCAGATTTAAGGTTGCATGATCTTCGACATAGCTACGCATCTTTTGGCATTGGTTTGGATATGAACCTAAGTATGGTCGGTAATTTGTTGGGCCATAGAGATATTGCAGCGACTCAACGCTATGCACATATCCATGAAAAAGTGTCAGTTGAGAACGCACAGAAGATTGGCGACCATATTCAGAAGATTATTATGAATGGCTAATTTTTGGTGGTTTTAGACAAAAACGGATTCACACAAAGCTCATGGTGGCGTTTTGTTGGCTTGGTCTAAAGTTTACTATTGACCAAGCAAAGATGTTCTTAGAAACTATTTAAAGGATTAACAGAACAATAATGCTACAAACTAAGCCAACTATGGCAAATCTCATCATTTCTTCGTGGTTCATATTATTTTTTACAGCTCTTTGTAATGCTCAATCAATTTGTTGAGATACCAAGCAGCTTT